TTAATGGAGCTACAAGAATATTTTACATTCTTTGCAGAAAATTATAAGTTCATTCCAAGTTATCGCAATAAGATGTGGGATGGAAAAATNCGACTCTTTTGTAGGAGATCTCAGACAATGGCNTTTGGTCTNTTAGGTAAGATTGTNGAATTCGCTACAGATCGTAACTATGAAATTAACATCGAGGATGAGATTAAACCTACTCTTAGTTCGACTAACGAAGAACTAGACACTTTCATTAGTGAGCTATCTCTATCATCGAAAGAGAATGCTATTCAAGCTCGTGATTATCAGATCGCAGCATTTAAAGAAGCTGCTACATCTCAGAGAACGATACTACTATCTCCTACAGGTTCTGGTAAATCTCTCATGATCTATATGCTTGCTCGATACTTTTTGTCGAAAGAGATGGATCGAAAGGTTCTGATCGTTGTGCCAACTACTTCGCTCGTAGAGCAGATGACAAAGGATTTTGCTGACTATTCTTCGAATGATCCTGATTATAACGTTGACGAAGAGGTGCATAAGATCTACTCAGGAAAGGAGAAGTTCGCCATTAACGCATCGATCATTATTACTACATGGCAGAGTGCTATTAAACTTCCTCTGTCATGGTTCGAAGCGTATGGTATGATTGTAGGCGATGAAGCTCATACCTTTAAAGCAAAGAGTCTAACTACTATTATGGATCGTTTAAGTAAAGCGTATGTCCGTATAGGAACGACTGGCACTCTTGACGGTGGTAAAGTAAATGAGTTGGTTCTTGAAGGAAGCTTTGGTCCAACATATAAAGTGACGAGCACAAAGAAGTTGATGGACGAAGACACATTGGCAGATCTGAATATACAGTGCTTAGTGCTGAAATATCCAGACGCAATGAAGAAAGCAATGGCGAAAGCAACCTATCATGAAGAGATTGATTGTATTGTAGGTTACGAAAATCGTAATAAGTTCATTACTAATCTTGCTCTCGACCAAAGCGGTAATACACTTGTCTTGTATAATTTGGTTAATAAGCATGGTAAGATTCTATACAACATGATAAAGGATAAGTCCACTAAAGGAAATGTCTTCTTTGTGTCAGGTGCTGTGAATGCCGAGGAACGAGAACGAATCAGAGAGCTGACAGAAAAGGAGAATGGCGCTATCATCGTAGCGTCAATGGGTACATTCAGTACTGGTATCAATATTAAGAATCTTCATAATATCATATTCGCGGCTCCTACTAAATCTCAAATTAGAGTTCTTCAGTCGATCGGAAGAGGTTTAAGAAAGTCTGATAGCGGTCAAGCTACTATTGTATATGATTTAGCAGATGATATGTGCTGGAAGAAACATAAAAACTATACGCATAACCATGCTATAAATAGAATTAGAATATATGCTAAAGAGCGATTCAAATACACTATACACGAGGTACCTATGATATGATGAACTACGATGATGATGAATTCCTAATTACATACCGACTAGTCGATGGCACTTATCTGATTGCTGAAGAGGTTGATATCAATGAAGAAAACTGTGTCATCTATGTTTCGAATCCTCTAGAATTACTCAGAAGTTCAGAAGGTTGTAAACTAATTCCATGGGTAATAGGCGATAATGATATGTGTGTCGAGTTAAACGCTAACAACATTATAGCTAGAAGTGAAACTACCAAGTTAATATCAGAATACTATTATAAGTATATCGCATATGATAATATAATGAAAGCGATGTACAACAAAGAAGATGATAATGATAATGATCAAGTTGATAATCTAGATTCATTAGATAGTTTCTTTAGTAAATTAGAAAAACCAAATAGATTAGATTATAATTAATAGACATCTCTGTGGTTGTTTGTTTATGATAAATCCAATTATAACAACAAATAGCAGACTTGTAAACATCTAAATGTCACACAGACTAATATAACATTAAGTATTTACTTATCAGCGATTATATGGTATAATATATATTATGAAAATGAATCCTAAGACGAAGAGAGTACGTCGCGCCAAAGAGCATTACGTAAACAATAAAGAATTCTCACAAGCTGTAGTTGATTATGTACGTAGTGTTAACGAAGCGCGTGAAGCTGATTCAAAGGAACCAATAATAACAAACTATATTGGTGAATGTTTCTTAAAGATCTGTAATGGTCTATCTCATAAACCAAACTTCATTGGTTATACATATCGCGAAGAGATGGTGATGGATGCAGCTGAGAATTGTGTGAAGGCTATTATGAATTACGATGTCGAAAAGGCAACTCGTACTGGATTGCCAAATGCCTTTGCTTACTTCACTCAAATCACGTACTTTGCATTCCTTCGTCGTATCGCAAAAGAGAAAAAGCAGCAAGATATCAAAGAGCGTTATATCACTTATGCTGGTGCAGATGCATTTGCTGACTTTGGTTCTCATGGCAGTGCTGCTAGTTCAGACAACATTGTTGATGCTATTAGAAACAAGTCTATGCGAATTAGAGAGAAAGATAACGTTATTAAGGATTTCGGCAAAGAGCTGAAGAAGGAACGAAAGACTAAAGATAATGCAGGTGGAATTGAGCTCTTTTTTTAGTAATGTGCCTGACGATGGTGTATTAATCCCGTGGTATTTGATATTGAGTTACGCTTACTACATCGAGGATGAATCATTAGTCACAGACACCGAATACGATAATATATGCAGAAGATTGTTAGATAAGTTTGATGAAATTGAGCATCGCCACAAACACCTAATAAGTAAAGACGATCTAGCAGCTGGTACTGGATATACTTTAACTAAAAAAGACTATCCACAAATAGTAATTGGAGCAGCAAAACAATTGAGAAAAGAATTAGATTATGAGTAAGTTAGCAATCCTAAATGATACACACTTCGGTGTAAAGAACGGTTCGCAGATCTTCTTGGATTATTCAAGTAAGTTCTTTGCTGAAGTGTTCTTTCCGTATTGTCTAGAACATGATATCAAACATGTGCTGCACTGCGGTGACTACTTTGATCATAGAAAGTTCGTTAACTATAAAGTCATGCAGCATTCATTCGATGCCTTCATTTCAAAACTCTATGAGTACGATATGACAATGGATATTATTTGTGGCAATCATGACGTATACTATAAGAACACTAATGAACTCAATTCGTTAGAACAAGTTCTTGGTCAGTATTCCGATCGCGTCCACATCCACATGAATCCAATTGATAAAGACTTTGATGGGCTGAGTATAGGATTCTTGCCTTGGATGACACAGGATAATTATGACGAATGTACAAAGTTCATCGCGACTTCAAAATCACCTATCATTCTTTCGCACTTAGAACTACAAGGATTTGTAATGGGCAAAGGATTGCCAGTAGCATCTCATGGATTAAACTCAAGTCTATTTTCTCGTTATGAGATGGTCTTATCTGGTCACTATCACACCAAATCGACGCAAGGCAACATACACTATCTTGGTACGCAAATGGAATTGACGTGGTCTGATGCTGGTGATCCTAAGTACTTCCACGTGTTAGATACTGATACGCGTGAGTTGACTCCAGTGAGAAATAAGTATTTACTTTTTCGCAGAATAAGGTATAATGATACAGAGACAGAGACTATTACACGAGATGAGATTAAAGGATCTTATGTTAAAGTTGTAGTAGTATCTAAAAAAGACCTATATGAGTTTGACAAGTTTATTGATCGCCTTCAATCGTATGAACCCTTCGAAGTAAAAATCGTTGAAACATTCGAAGAATACACTGGCGAAAATGTAAGTGATGATGATATATCAACAACCGATACACCGACATTGCTTAATACATATGTCGACTCTATAGAAACAGATCTCGACTCTGATAAACTAAAAACCATGCTACAAGAATTATTCGTCGAAGCACAACAGCTTGAATCTATATAATGTTACTCTTTGAATCTATATCATATAAAAACTTCCTATCAACTGGCGATAAGCCAACAGTCATTGAGTTGAATAAGGATAGTGCTACTCTAGTAGTAGGTGCAAATGGTGCTGGTAAGTCTACGATGCTTGATGCTATCTCGTATGCACTCTTTGGTAAACCACACCGAAACATTAATCGACCTCAGTTAGTCAACAGCATTAATAATAAGCAGTTGCTAGTAGAAGTTAAGTTCTCTCTTGGTTTAAACAAGTATCGCGTGATTCGTGGTATGAAGCCAAACATCTTTGAGATATATCATAACGATGTGATGCTCAATCAAGAGTCTCACTCACGTGATTATCAGAAGGTACTAGAGATGAACATTCTCAAACTGAACCATCGATCGTTTCACCAAGTAGTTGTATTAGGATCGGGAAACTTCATTCCCTTTATGCAGCTTCCATCATACCAACGTCGTAGTGTGATTGAAGATCTATTAGACATCGGTATCTTTACAAAAATGAATATGCTCACTAAAGAGCGTTTCTCTAAACTAAAGAGTGATCTTCTCGATACCGATAATCAATTGAATATCATTAAGGAACAGATCACACTACAATCTAAACACATTAGTGATCTTCAGAATATTGATATCCAACGTTCGACAAAGGCATCGAAGAAGATCGATTCTCTCCAGTCGGAGATCGAACTACTTGAAAAACGTAATGCATCGTTGAATGATAGTTATACAGAACAACTTCGTCCACTGATATCTAAACTAGAGAAGGCTCAATCTAAACTAGATAAGCTGACAGAGTATAAGATCCAAATCAATTCAAAGATTAGCGATGTTGTAAAGCACGCAAGATTTTATGAAACAAATAACTCATGCCCAACATGTGAGCAGGATATCTCTTTAGAATTAAAGGCGAATAAACATGACGAAGCTTCAGTTACAGCAAAAGCGTTAAGCGATGGTCTAAAGGAATTAGATATTAATATCACAGATGCCTCAGAAAGGCTTAGTGTTATTCGAGCTAATCATTCTGAAGTTCAAAGCATACAATCTGATATTAGTTCGAATCAAAGGCTCATAGGCAATCTACAAGCACAAATTACTGATCTTCAGAGGGAGAACGATGTAACAGACGAGCTTACTGATACTGCTGCAGCTGCTCTTGAACTCGATACTCGAAAGACACACTATAGCGATACACTTGATAGTAAGTCTAAACATCTCGAGACTCGTTCATATTACGATGCTATTGGTGAACTGTTAAAAGATACTGGAATTAAGACTAAGATCATTCGTCAGTATCTTCCGATAATGAATAATCTAATCAACAAGTATCTCAACATTCTTGACTTCTTCGTGAAGTTTGATTTAGACGAGTCATTTAACGAAACGATAAGATCTCGCCACCGTGATGAATTCAGTTATGCCTCTTTCTCAGAAGGTGAAAAGTCGCGAATCGATTTGGCATTACTCTTTGCATGGAGACATATCGCTAAACTAAAGAATTCTACTAACACGAATCTCTTGATTCTTGATGAAACATTCGACTCGTCTCTCGATGTTGATGGAGTAGACAACCTCCTTAAGATTCTATATAGCCTTAAGAAAGACTCGAACGTCTTTATCATATCTCATAAGAAGGATGTTCTCGACGGCAAGTTCCCATGTAAGATCGAATTCGAGAAGGTGAACAACTTCAGCCAAGTCAAGAAAGATGGATAGCTACAAGAACGACATCGCTAATAATATAATCGCGCTTGCCCGCGCCAGGGGCAAGAAAGATCCACGACAAATCGATAGTGAGATCTTCAAATCGTATTTTAGAAAAACCCTAGCCCCAGCGTTTAAAGCCGAATATGGCTTCAATATAAGGTACGGAAGCTTTAAGTCGATCGTCCTCCAAGCGTCAAAGGCTATAGATTTGCCTTAATTTTGTGATTTTTTCACGTTCTACATGTCAAAGCGCATAAGTGACTGATATTCAGATGTATAGATCTGTGTACATATGTGCTCAAATATGGTATAATAGATCTAGAATCAATTAAACAAGTTATGGAAAAAATACTCGACCTTCAAAACCAGTCCTCTCTCGCCAAGCTATTGGCCACTGAGAACATTACTGTCACTCACAGTAAGTCCTTATCGACCGCATACTTCGACGTTAAGAATCGTGTGCTTGGACTTCCAGTTTGGAA